GAACGTACAGAAGAAGTCAGGCTGGACACTCCAAATAGACATACTCTTGATATATTGCAGCTTATGAGAAATGAGCCAAAACCTTGGTGTGTTAAAGATTTAGTAGATCACGATACTGTAGGTGGTGTTCATAGAAAACGTGCCATAGTATATAGCTTAAATAAGTTGGAGGATCAGAAGTTGATAGAAGAAGTTGACGTACCAAAAACTAAGAGTAAAGGTGGTAGACCCTCTAAATTTTATAAGGCAGTTGGTAAAGAATTACCAAGGTCTTTTACTTCCCTCGTGCGTGATATACCCCGAAATGATGTGTATAAACCTAATAATGTAGATACTGGAACGGATTTGAACAACAATGAGTTTGGTATAAACCTTAATTTTGTAAAAACCTCTGAAGAAGATGGAGGTTTATACAATGAAGAGGTTAATACAAAACCGATTGTTATTGAAAACCCTTCCAATGGAACGGAAGAGGGTTTATACACCGAGTCCTCTGGGTATATAGAGGAAAACCAAAAATTTTGGGAGAACTAATCCTTGAACAACAAAACTATCAACGTCACTATCTACCAAGAAAAATTCCCTGCTGATGATAGTCCACTAGCCACTGTGCGTTATACAGAGTACTCAGATCACACAAGAAGAAAAGTTGAAAAAGTAAATCAGGTTGCATACTTTGATAAAGAGCATTTTCACAGTCAAGTTTTACAAGCAGTTCAATATGGGCTTGATGTTTCGATATGCACACAGCTTAGTGTTAAAACTTTACAAAAGAAGTTAGACCTCTGGACAAGATAGTACTACACTACTACAATATTAAAACTAACATATCCATATATGGAATTTAAAGAAGAGGAAGTAGTAACTAAAAAATCTACTATTGATGTTCAATCAGGCGAAGTACACAAAGTAATTGAAAAAGACAATACTGTGAGTGTTGTATTTCAAGAAGAGAAAAATGATGTACTTATTAAATGTGTTTTAAATCTTACTAAAGATCAGCTTGCACATATTAATAGAGAACATAATATAAAACCTCTAGCTAAAGAACAACTACAGGCAATACACGCAAAGAATGATGAAGCAGAAATAAAAGAAGCTGCGTTAGTTCCTGCTGATCCTGTAGTAGAGATTACAATTCCAGCTAAATTAAATGCACCTGTAAAACACTTGCCAACAGAGAGTTA